AAAGAAAGGGAAAAGAAGTTGAAAGTGCTCAAAGTGAGTTTCTAAAATTGAAAGGTATTCGTTGGAATGAAATCCTAAAAGAAGGTGAGTGGTTTCCAAGAAAAGCATCTGAACCAAAATATGCTTTGACTTATGGTGGAAAACAATTATATTTCAGTCGTCTTAATACTGGTAACGATGCATCAAACTATTTCCAACAAAAGAACCGTTGGGAAGTTGATGCATCCGTATCACCAGGTCCTGCTAGAACATGGCAAAACCATAAGTTTATGAAGTCACTTATGGGTTCTATGTATTCTCTTAAAATGGAAACACTCGGTAAATCAGAATTGAGAACAATGTTGGGATTGCGTAAATACATTTGTTCTCAATTCAAACCTAATGTTGCAAAGTGTATGTATGAAATGTTAGGTGCAAAAAATGTATTGGACTTTTCTATGGGATGGGGTGACAGACTTGCTGGATTTTACGCAGCATCTTGCACCGAACATTATGTTGGATTGGATCCAAGAGTGGAAAATCATCCGATATATGATGAACAGGTTGAGTTTTATGAAAAGAATTTAGGTTTCTTTGAAGGTAAGAAGAAAACAAATTTCTATCAATCACCAGCAGAAGATTTTGATTTCTCGCAATATCCAGAACATTTTGATTTGGTATTTACATCACCACCATATTTCAATGTTGAGAAGTATTCTCAATCCGATACACAGAGTTGGGTTCGATATAAAGGAATTGATATGTGGAATAAAGATTTTCTACATAAGACACTTGGAAACATTATACCGTCATTGCGAGTTGGTGGTGTCATGGCTATAAACATTGCAGATGTTTACACAAATTCTGCATGGTCTACCGGTAGACAATGGTTGGAAATAACAAATCCAATGAATGATTTTCTGATAGAGAGTGGAATGGAATACTTAGGTTGTATTGGAATGGAAATGTCAAAGAGACCTAACTCTGCCGGTGCAGGAACTGCTACAAGAGACGGACACTTTCTTGATAATAGTGTTCAGTTTGCTGAAGAGAATAAAGATAAAAAGTTTTGTGAACCAATATGGATGTTCAAAAAGGTATAATATGTATCAAAACATTTTCGTTAAAACAAATACAAAAGAAGCATGGGTATGGGATGATACCAAAGGTTTAATGCACTTTGAATATACACCCTATGCTTACAAGAAAGATCCTAATGGTAAATATATTTCTCTATACGGTGATAAACTTTCAAAGGTTACAAATTTCATAAAGAATGATCCAGACTTATTTGAATCTGATATTGCAGAGACAACTCGTATTCTTGTTGATATGTATGGTGATTCCGATATGCCCTCAAAAGGTATCGTTACAATGACATTCGATATTGAGGTTGAAATGATTACCGGTATTCCGGATCCAACACAAGGTAATAATGAAGTAACATCTATTGCTTACCATGATTCGGCAACCAATCATTATACCATTCTTGTTTTGGATAAGAAAAGAAAGTTGGAAAACAAAACTACGGATAACAAAACCGTAATACCTTGTTATGATGAAAAAACTCTTTTACTTAAATTTATAGATGCAATTCAAGAAATCCAACCCCATGTTATGACAGGTTGGAATTGTGATGCATTCGATATTCCATATTTACACAACCGTATAAAAAGAGTTCTTGGTAAGAAACATGCAAACAATCTTTCTGTGATTGGTGAAATGTTTTATTCACCGTATCGTAATCGTTACACAATCGGTGGAACATCCGTATTGGATTATATGACTGTGTATAAAAAGTTCTCATATAAAGAATTGCCATCCTATGCCCTAAATGCAGTTTGTATGACGGAACTTGGTCGTGGTAAGATTGAATATGAAGGCAACCTTGATGACTTGATGGAAAATGACATTGATACATTTATCGAATACAACATTACTGATGTTGAGTTGGTTATTGAATTAGACAAGAAGTTACAGTATATTGATTTGGTTCGTGGTATCGCTCATGTTGGTCATGTTCCATATGAAGACTTTGTGTATTCATCGAAGTATTTGGAAGGAGCTATGCTAACTTATCTCAAACATATTGGTGGTGTTGTTGCTCCTAACAAACCTGCCGATAGACAAGAGAAGATGCAAGAATTAAAAGATAGTGGTGAGAAAGGATTTATTGGGGCATTCGTTAAGGATCCTGTTCCTGGTAGATATGATTGGATGTATGACTTGGATTTGACATCACTATATCCGTCAATCATTATGACACTAAACATTTCTCCGGAAACAAAGATTGCTAAGATTGAAGATTGGAACGCTGAAGATTTCAACCGTGGAAGAAAAGATGAATATATTGTTGGTGGTGAAAAGGTATCGAAAGAAAAGTTAAAGGCATTCTTGGAAAAATACAAATACACGGTTGCATCAAACGGTGTAATGTATAGTTCAGAAAAGACGGGACTTATTCCTGCAATTCTTTCTGATTGGTTTGATAAGAGGGTTGAGTATAAAAATGAAATGAAGAAGTGGGGTAAAGCTGGTGACACAGACAAGTATGAGTTCTACAAGAAAAGACAACTTGTTCAGAAAATTCTTTTGAATAGTATGTATGGTATTCTTGGTTTACCTGCATTTCGTTTTTATGATATTGATAATGCAGAAGCGGTTACACTTTCCGGTCAAACGGTTATTAAGAAAACAGAAGCTGCTATCAATATGAAATACAATAAAGAATTGAAAACGGATAACCTTGATTATGTTCAGTATGTTGATACCGATTCCGTTTTTGTTTCTTGTTTACCTTTGGTGAAGAATAGATTTCCGGACATTGATACAAATGATATTGAAACAATGACACCAAAGATTTATGAGATTGCAACGGAAGTTCAAGATTATGTTAATCAATTCTATGATGTATTTGCTAAAAAGATATTCAACACGGACAAACATCGTTTGGAAATCAAACAAGAAATGATTGGTAGAACAGGTTTCTGGCAAAAGAAAAAGAGATATGCACTTTGGATTATTTCGGACAACGGTGTCCCAATGGATAAGTTGGAAGTTAAAGGTTTGGATATTGTTCGTTCATCATTCCCCAAATCATTTCAGAAATGTATGAAAGATGTGATGATTGATATTCTTAAAGGTAAAGACAAAAACGAAATTGATGAATACATACTTGGTTTCAAAAAGAATTTGAATGCTGTTTTGATAAACGAGGTTGCCAAAACTTCTTCAATAAAGGATATTAAAAAGTACGCTACTCCTGTTAAAGATGATGTTCTTGGTAAGTATGCAAAAGGAACACCATCACATATTAAGGCTGCTATAAACTATAATAAGTTATTGACCATATTTGGTTGTCCTCCGAAATACCCGCCAATCAAAAATGGTGATAAGGTCAAGATTGCGTATTTGAAATCAAACAAGTATGGGTTGGAGGAGTTGGCATTTCGTGGTGATTCGGATCCAGAAGAAATTATACAATTTGTCAAGGAACATTTTGATGCCAATGAATTATTTGTTTCGGAATTGGATGGCAAGTTAAAGAACTTCTATGAGGCAATGCGTTGGGATTTTCCAACCGAGAATAAAAAAGTTGCACAAAAGTTTTTTTCGTTTTGAAATTACAAAAAAATTTCGTATATTAGCATAAATTATTTACTAATCATTAAGGATTGTTGTTATGGAAAAGTCAAAGTTGTTAAACTTTATCAGTAAGTATCATTTGGGTAAATTGATACAATCTGTTGCTTGGAATGTAAATGGTGGTCTTTCCACTCGTTTTATTTCAGACGATAAGTGTGTGGTTGGAGAAGTTAAGTTGAAAAGTTTTCAAGGTGATGATTGGAAGTTTGGTGTGTATAACACAGACTTGCTTGTAAGTCTTCTCGGTGTTCTCGGTAATACAGTAAACTTTCAAGTAAATGGTGCCGGTGATAAGGCATTTTCATTGACTATTGATGATAAATCAACTACTGTAAATTATATGTTGGCTGACCTTGCAGTTATTCCACCTGCACCAGACTTGAAAGAATTGCCTAAGTTTGAGTTGGACATTACGATTACAAAAGAGTTTATTGATAAATTCATCAAGGCAAAGTCTGCTCTTTCAGATATTGAAAAGTTTACGGTATTAAAGAATGAAAAATTGAACAAGTATCAAATTGTTCTTGGATATTCAAATACAAATTCAAATCGTATTTCTATTGATATTGATTGTAATGCCAGTGGTGACATTGAACCGATTAGTTTCTCTGCTAAATACTTCAATGGTATTCTTGCCGCTAACAAAGATTTGAATGGCGGAACTCTTAAAGTTTCTTCCGAAGGTTTGGCAAAAGTTGAATTTGATATTGATGATTTCGATGCAAAGTATTATTTAGTAAAATTGGATAATAATTGATGAAAAAGTATTTCTATGAAAAGGGTGATGTTCTATCTTGGCCGTCAAACATCACATACGGCGAATTGGTAACTTATGATGATGCTAAGTTTTCCGAATGGATAGAAGAATTACGCATGAGGTTTTTGAAAGACTGGGATGAAAACGGTAAACCGCCACTTGTTGGCAGATCCGAAGAAGAGATTGTTCAATCATTCTCAAAGCTCCGTCAATTCAATACTTCAAAAATCTTTCATAGTCCAGAGAAAGGCAATGACGAAGATATAATCGGCGTCATTGCTAACTTCTCTAAAAACGGCTCTGCTGCTAATCAATTCTTTCCAACCATGTTGAAAACAAAGATTGCAAGTGGAACAAGTGGTGATACATCTAGATCAATATATGATTTCTTTACCGATGAAATGAAAGACACTTTTCATCATGTTATGCGTAGAACTCTTTACAATGACTCTATGTATCTTTACAGTAAATCTATTTCATCAAATCAAATCAAGAATCCATATTTCCGAGAAGGTGAAACATTAAGAGATTTCTTTTTGGCATTCAAGAATGGTGATGGTAGATTTGATGGACAAGGTTTGCGTATATCAAAAATATCTTGCACACTTGAAACCTATAATAAAAAATATACAAAGTATCTGACCATTAAGGCAGATCAAATCCGTGAGTTTGTTAAAGATGGCATACTTGATGCAAGTATGATATTTTATTTGGGTGACATAGATGAACTCTCTGATAACTTTATGATAAAGAAAGACGGTGAAGAACCAAGAGTAAATGTTTTCTTGGTTAGAGTATATGAAAAGAGTGCAAAATTATTTCCACAAGCATTTCAGATATTCCGTATTTCTTTCTCACAACCTGCTGTAAACTTTCCACCAATGACTGCAAAGTTTTTGTATGAACATTTTACAAAACACGTTCCAGCAAGTGAAATGGTTACAGTTTACGATCCAAGTGCAGGTTGGGGTGGAAGAATTTTAGGAGCAATGTCGGTGAGTAGACCGATACATTATGTTGGAACGGATCCTAATACGGACAATTCAATTTCAGAATTGGGAATAACTCGTTATGAATATCTTGCAGACTTTTATTTAAAGTCAATCGGTGAGAAAGGTAGTTCACTTTCATCCAAATTCTTTGATGTAAGAGAAGACCACACATACGAAGTTTTCCAAGACGGTTCTGAAACGATACAATTCAATCCTGATTTTCAAAAGTATAAAGGTAAATTGGATTTCGTTTTCACATCACCACCGTATTTCAATCGTGAAATGTATTCAGATGATGACACGCAATCATATAAGGCACACGGAGAATATGCAGACTGGCGTGATAACTTTTTGAAACCAACATTAGAAACTGCAGTTGCTTATTTGAAAAGTGACAGGTATCTTTGTTGGAACATTGCAAATATCAAAGTATCTGCAAATAAAACCATACTTCTTGAAGATGATTCAATAAACATTTTGAAATCATTGGGAATGGAATACAAAGGTAAGATGTGTATGTTGATGACGAAAATGATTGGTAATTCGGATCCAGAAAGATTGGCAAATAAAGTTTTATACAATGGTGAATGGTTTAAGCACGAACCAATTTTTGTTTTCTATAAGCCCTAACATGAAACCTAACAGCGATAGTTTAAGTAAATTTTTTGATGTTGATCCGCTAGAAGTTCGTTTGTGGAAAGAGACCGGTGAATTTTTTGCAGGTAAAAGAGAATTGGATGATACAATAGATTGTATCTTTCAGTATTACCGCAAACACGGTTATCCATATATGAAAATCACCGAACAAGAAAAACACGAACACATGAGAAAACTACAACAATTCAATTATGATAGTATTTTCAAAGACGGTGATATAATTCAAACCATGAACGGACTTCGATTGGCGTGGTCATACTTTCCACACGCAATGGAAGTTAAATGTGGAAACTCAAAGATGTCTCCAATGGATAATTTTTTGAATGACCAAACATTCAAAATGACAATACGCAAATGTTTGAAGTGGTTATCAAAACATTGGGGTAGTTCTTTCCAAGAGAACCGTCTTCGTCAATCACTTAAAATATATTCTGGTGTTCAAGGTGTTTCCAATTTCAGACCAACTGCTGCCGGTGTTATCTATAAAAAATATGGCGGTGATGGCGTGATGTGGGATATGTCTTGTGGTTGGGGTGGAAGATTGGTTGGTGCTCTTGCCTCACCATACATTAAAACTTATATTGGAACAGAACCATCAACTAAAACTTTTGAAGGACTATGTAAACTTCGTGATGACTTTGCTTATCTTGGTAAAGATATTCAATTGAATATGATGGGTTCGGAAGATTACATACCACAAAAAGATAGTTTGGATTTGTGTTTTACTTCGCCACCATATTTCGATACTGAAAAATATGCAGATGAAGAAACTCAATCATATAATAAATTCCCAACAAGAGAAGAATGGGGATCTGGATTTCTTCAATCAACATTCCGTAATTGTTATCATGGTCTAAAAATGGGTGGCTATATGCTAATCAACATAGCCAACACACCAAAGTATAAAGATTTGGAAGAAATGACTATAAAGTATGCCAACCTAGTTGGTTTCGATCACACCGATACTCTACAACTGATACTGTCCGCAGTTATGGGAGCTGGCTATAAAAGAGAGCCAATCTTCGTATTTCAAAAAAATCGCTAGGATATTAGGCAAAAATTTCGTATATTAGTCTATGAATTTATTAACCAATAAGGTATGTTATGTTTAACCCCTCACACACTATTTGGAATGAAAAGTATCGCCCACAAACTCTTGCAACTTATGTTGGCAATGAAACAGTAAAGGCAACCTTTCAACAATATATTGAGACAAACGATGTTCCTCACTTACTTCTTTATGGTGACGCTGGTAGTGGTAAAACCACACTTGCTAAGATTGTTGCAAATACTATTGCAAAAGACAACTACATTTACATCAATGCTTCCGATGAAAACTCGGTAGATACTGTTCGTGATAAAATTAAACAGTTTGCTTCTTCGATTGGTTTTGGTGGATTGAAACTAATTATATTGGATGAATGTGATTACATGACACCAAATGCTCAGGCGGCACTTCGTAATGTCATCGAAACATTCAGTAAGACAACTCGTTTTATTTTAACTTGTAATTATGTAGATAAGATTATTGATCCAATTCAATCTCGTTGTCAAATCTTTAACATAGTTCCACCATCGAAGAAAGAAGTTGCACAACATCTTGTAACAATTTTGAATGATGAAGGTGTAAAATATGAGAAAGATAATCTTGCAACAATTATCAATCAATCCTATCCAGATATTCGCCGTGTAATTAACACAACTCAGCGATGTGTTATTGGTGGTGTTTTGAAATTGGATGAAACAACTTTGGTTGAACACAATTATCTTTCTTCGATTGTTGATGTTTTGAAATCTAATAAAAACAAAAAAGAAAAGTTTGACGGTATTCGTCAGTTACTCGCTGACAATCATGTAAGAGACTTTAATCAAATGTTCAGGCACCTTTACGATAATGTTGATACATTCGCAAACGGTTTTGTATCTACAATTATTTTAATTATTGCTGAAGCACAATATAAAGACAGTTTTGTTGTAGACCATGAAATAAATGCCATGGCTATGTTTATTCAAATTATTATGGAAATTGACCAAAGGAGAAAATGATGGCTGTTTATGATATTAACGGTGGTGGCGATATGTCACAACAAGCACAACAAATCAGTATTGATTTGAACCAGGCAACAGATATTGAATGCACAGAATGTGGAAACAAATTTTTTAATGAGGTAGTTTTCTTTAAGAAAATATCGGCATTGATTTCACCAAATGGGCAAGAAGGAATTGTTCCTATTCCAACTTATGCATGTACAAAGTGTGGAAACATTAACGATGAATTTTTACCAAGTAAAAGACAACAATTAAACGGTTAAGGATTATCATGGCAAAAAGTTTATTTGATCATATTAAAGGTGTTACTTTCCGTAAAACAAAATGGGAAGAACTTTCAGAAGAAGATGCAAAGTCATGGAGCAATTATATGATTGCTCGTTTCTTTTCAATGGAACCTGAATTTGTTGAAGTCATAAATGAGTTTCAAACATATTCAAATGGAATACTGTCTTCAAAGGATTACTATAAACTTTTGCTAGATATTCTACCAAAGAAATCAATCTTTCTGAAATACATAAAATCAAAACACAAAATGGAAATAGAACCGGAAATTCTATCTACATTTTGTAATCACTTTGAGTTAGGAAGAAATGAAGTCTATGAGTATATTCGTTTTCTGAAAGAGAATAATCAAGATGAATTGATAAACATATTGAAAAAGTATGGAACACCTGAAGCAGACATTAACAAATTTGAAAAACAATTAAAGAATGTAAAATGAGGAATAATAAAATGTCAATAAAAGAAATTGATTTAGGTAGGAAACAAAATGATGTTGTTACCGAAATGGAAAAGAAGTTTCCTGTAATGACAGCCGAGTTTAAAAAAATACAACAAGCTCAATACGAATTATTCTGTGCAAAACAAAGTAACTATGGTCCAGATAATATATCAATGGGTAGTACGCTTGAACGAGAAGAAGACCGTAAACTTTCTTTACAAGGTCTTTTCTTTCGTATAAATGATAAGGTAAACCGTTACAAACAAATGATTATGTTTGGTTCAAAGGATGCAGTCGGTGAAAGTCTTGATGATACATTCAAAGATATTTCTGTATATGGTATCATTGCACAACTTGTTCAGTCTGGCAAGTGGGGTAAATAATGCCTAACAGAAAAGTATCTTTTTCACAATATCAAATGTGGAAAGATTGTCCTCATAGATGGAAACTAACATACATTGATAAACTTGCAACATATCAACCATCAACCGCTGCTCTTTTTGGAACAGCGATGCACGAAGTATTGCAAGAATATGTTAAGACCATCTATGAGAAATCAATCGTTGAGGCAAATAAACTTGACCTCAATGAAATGTTACAGGCAGGTATTCGGAATGAATACAAAAAATTACTCACCGAAAATAAAGATGTTCACTTCTCTACCGATAAAGAATTAAAAGAATACTATTCAGATGGTGTTCAAATTCTTAATTGGTTTAAGGCACATAGAGCTGATTATTTTCAAAAGAAAGATTATGAATTGGTTGGTATCGAATTACCTATAAACATAGTTCCACTTGAAACACATCCAACTGTTAAACTTGTTGGGTTTTTGGATTTAGTTATTAGGAATACAAAGACGGGTGAAATATACATATACGATTTCAAGACTAGCACAAACGGTTGGAACAAATATACCAAAGCCGATAAAGTAAAGACATCACAACTTGTTCTTTACAAAACATATTATGCAAAACAATATGGTATTAGTCCTGAGGAAATAAATGTTGAGTATTTAATTCTTCGTAGAAAGATTATGGAAGATGCCGAATATGAGGCAATGAAACAGAGAGTTCAACGATTTGAACCATCAAATGGCAAAGTTTCTCAAAACAATATCAAGAAAGAAATTGCAGAATTTATTACCACAAACTTTACCGAAGAGGGTGAATATAAATTTGATGTAATACAATCTGCCGAAGGTGGTAACAATTATTCTAACTGCAAGTATTGTGATTTCAATTCTAATGAAGAACTTTGCCCGAAAGAAAAAAGAAA